GTATCCTATAGCCCCGATGCCGGCGAATGGCCTGCGCGTCTCTATGACGCGGCGAAGGCGCTGGCCATCGAAGATATCCGCATCAACAATTCCCTCCAAGAAGCGCTCGCGCGCACCCGCCCGTAACTCCCACCAGCTTTTCCTTTTTGAGATTCCACACCCATGTCTTACATCCTGGATTTCCCCGTCAATGTCGGTAGCGCCGCGCCTTTGAAGAGCCTTAGCGACCAGATTCAGGAAGTCGCCAACCGCACCAAAGCCTCGCAGGGAGAACTGAACCTCTTCAAATCCGTGCTCGAAAGCGACGCCAAGGCCGGGATCGCGCTTGCGAAAACCCTCAACGACTTGAAGAACAGCGCGGCCACCGCTTCGCCCGGTGTAAGGGCGCTCGCCTCGGAATTTCAGAAGCTTTCCCAGGTCCAGGTTCAGTCCCAAAACGAAACCCAAAAATGGGGCCGGATGATGGAGTTGGCGTATCAGGACAACGCCAAACGAGCCGAGGCTGCCTCCGCGCGAATCATCGCCGCCAAGAAGAAAGAGCTGCAAGAGGCCGAGGCCGTCGCGAAGCAGCAAACAACTCTCGCCAACAACCTGGCCCGCGCCACGGGTTCCGCGTCATCGGTTCCCGGCGGCATCGGCACCATGAGTCTCCTGGGACAAGCGGGCGGCGCTCCAACACTAATCGGCGTCGCCGCGCTCGCCGCCGTAGCCGTCGCCGCCGCCGCCGCCACCAAGGAAATTATCGCCCTCGCCAATGAAACGGGCGATTACGCGCGCGAGCAATCGAACCTGGCGACACGCACCGGACTTACGCTCCGCGAGACTCAGGAATTCTCGCAGATGGCGGGCGCCGCGGGCGTCAATGTAGGCTCGCTCACTACCGCGATGCGCGGCCTGTCCAAGGGCCTCTCCGAGAATTCCGACGAAGGCAAGAAAGCCAAGGCGGCGCTCTCTGAACTCGGCCTCAGCTCATCGGTGGCGTTCGAGCCTGCGGGCCGCGCCATGAAGGAGATCTTCGAGCGGCTAGGGCAGATGGACGCCGGATTCGAGCGGGACCGTCTCGCAATTGAGCTGTTCGGACGTGGCGGCCTCGAGTTACTTCCGCTGATCGAGAACTTCAAGCAACTCGAAGCGCGTATCGACAGCGCCGGTCATATCATGGACGAGGCTGGGATTGCGAAGGCCAAGGAGTACGCAATCCAGGTAAGCCTTCTGTCGCAGGAATGGGCCGCGCTCCGCCGCGAGATGGGCGAGAAGGCAATCGGCCTGATCGAGATCGCTCTCAATGGCGACTTGAGTATCGGTAGCATCGCGAAAGCTGTGGGCCAGGGGCCGGGCGGTCTCCTGGCGAACTGGATAGCCGATCAATCGCACCAGAAGCACGCGGGATCGATCTTCGGCGACACCGATGTCTCGGGAATCAAGGTTCCCAAGGTGTCGCTAACCAAGGGAATGGAAGATCCCGCCGCGCGTTCTAAATTTGAGCGCTCGCAAAGCGTCGAAGCGCTGGAGTCGGACACCGGAACGCCGCGCCAGCGGCTCGAAGCGCAACTGACGAAGGCTAGGAGCGACCAAAAGGCCGCGGGCGACGCATTCACCGAATCGAACAAGCCCGAGGATCTCCAGAAGGTCAAGGATTTCAAAAAGACTATCGACGGCCTGGTGGAGCAGCTCGGCGCTGCAAAGAAGGCGACAGAGTCCTACGCGGACGCGCTGGCTAAATTCTCCAATCGAGGCCTGCCGAATGAGATGGATCGCCGAATCGCAGAAAACGACCAGCAGGCCAATGCGTTAAATCGCCAGTTTCCCAAGAACAGGGCTACCACCGAGACCACGCGCCTTTCTAATCTCGGCGAAATAGGGGACGAAGCCAGAACCAAGATCGCCAAGGGCAAGGCCGACATCGCGAGGTTCCAATCGCGCCTGCAATCGGAAGGCGAGGAGGCGTCCGAGAAATTCTACACCGAACAAATCAAGGCGCGGGCCGGCACAGAGAAGGAACAGAAGGACCGAACGCTCCGCACCACCGTTGGCGACACCGGCCTCACGGTGCAAGACTTCGCGCAGCGCTACAAGGCCGGCAAGGTCGAATTCGCGGGCCAGGAGCGCGCGATCGGCGACACGGCAACGCTTCGGGAACGCCAGCAGCAGATTGGCCAGGCCCGCTCGGCGGGCTCGCTGGGGATCGCGCGGGCGAGCGGGCGATATACGCCCATGCAACTCGCGAGCATGGGCCTAACGGATCAACTCAGCAATATTGCCTCAACGCGCGATATTCAGACCGGGCAGTTCAACGCACAAGCCTCTCTGTACACCAGCCGCGCGTCGAATACCTACGGGGACGATGCGGAAAAGCAGCGGCTAACCAACCAAGCATCGGAGGCGGCCGCAAAGTCCAAGGAAGCCGAGACCAAGGCGACCATCGAGACCGTCGAAGCTCTGAATAAATTCCGCGAAACAGCCGAGGAAGCCTCCGCCAAGATCCGCGAGCAGTTCGGCAGCTTCGCGTCGGGGCTGGTCGGCGCGGCGCGCGAAGGCCACGGCGGGAGCTACGCGCGCAACTACATGCTCGGCCAGATGGACAAGATGGTCGGCAACGCGGCGGAGAGCCTCTACAAGCCGGGCATGTTGCAACTGCCGGGCCCGCTCGGGAAACTCGCCAAAGGCACCATGTTCGGCGAAGATCCGAAAGCGCACGTGAACGATGCGCTCATATCGGTCACCGACAAAAGCGTGACGGCCACCACGGACCTGAATAAAGGCGTAGTGGATCTCACCGTGGCAATGGCGGCGGTATACCAAGGTCTCGGCGGCGATCCCACCTCCCTCGGATTGACTGGCCTGCCTGCCCTTCCGAACCTCCCCTCGGCAGCAGACGTATTGTCGGGGGGCTTGTCGTCAGGTGGATCAACGTCGGGCCTGAGCACGCTCGCCCTGGGCGGCGCGGCGGCGGGCGCAACGGCGGCTACGTCTTTATTCGCCAGCGCGATGAAGACTGTATCCGGAGGAGCAACACCCTCCGCCATTGGTGCGGACATCTCCGGTTTCACCAGCCTGGCAAAGAGCGCCAGCTCCTTCTCCTTCTCGAACCCGTTCACGAACAACGCTCCCAACGCCAGCGCGCAACCCGGATGGACCGGCGTCGCGGCGCCGCCTCCCGGTGGGTACGACCCGAACTCCGGAGTAAGCTCGAACACATCCGGCTACAGCAACCCGTGGGGCAGCTCGGTCGAAGCCCCCCTGTTCGCTCCCGGCGCCAGCACCGGCTCTCAAATCAGCGCGGGCGTCGGCACCGCCGCTGCCATCTACGGCGGCGTCTCGGGCGCCATGGACATCTCGAAGGGCGGCGGCCAGAACATCTCCATGGGGATTAGCAAGGTCGCCGGATCGGTGGCCGCGCTCGATCCAGAACCCATCAGCAAGAGCATCCTTGCGGGCGTAGCTCTGGCGGCGGGCGTGGTTTCGTCGCTGATCGGCGATCCGAGAGCCAACCGCGCAGCCTCGATCAACCACGAGCTATTCAACAACCAGTACGTCGCGCCGCAAGCCATCAACCGCACCATGGACACCTCGGGCAATTATTCGAGCATCGATTTCCGGGGCAACGTGCGCGGGTCGGATCTATCGTCGATTCCGATTATTCAGCAGGCCTATGAAGATCCGCGCCACGGCGTCGTCGTACCGGGTCAGGTGCTATCGCCCTTCGGCGGCGGCGGCGCGCCCACCAGCAGCAGGATCGGCGAGAACACCGGGGCAATCGGCATTACCTCGGGAGCCACGCCCGCCGCCGCGCCCAGCATTGTAATCAATAACCATGTGAGCGCAATCGATCAGGACTCGGTTGCGAAGTTCTTCCAAAGCAATCCACAAGCGTTGGGCGACGGAATGGTCAATGCGATGAACAAGGGCGGCACCGACCTGGTGAACCGCATGAGGACTATCTAACGTGGGCGCGATTCCGAATGTCCGAGGCCACGGCCAGGCGCTTTATCCGCTCACGCGATCCCGCGAGTATTCGACCGACCTCGCGCAATTCGTGAACGGCACCGAGCAGCGTTTCAAAGTGCGGGCGGGATTAACGCGCCTGAAGCTGCCGTACTCGGCGCTGGTAGCGGCCGACGCGAGCAACCTCGATACGTTCGTCGATTCGGCGAAGGGCATGTTCGATACGACGGGGACGATCACGCTCACCGATTCGCTGGGCAACTCGAACACCTTCGATAATTTAACGCTCGATCAGGACACCATCGCCCTGATCGAGAAGGAGCCGCTGCTTTTTTCGACCGAGCTGGACCTGCACCAGACGCAAAATCGCAACACGCCCGCCCCGGTCGTCGCGGCGGCGTTTCCGGTGTTCGACGTCGGACTCTCGGCGCAGCTTCCGTTGCAGCAGATCCGGCGCCTGCTGTCGGCGGTGGTCGATCAGCCTTCGGGCATCCGCTACGCATGGGCGTGGTACGGCGAGGGACTCGTTGGATTTCCGGATGGAGCGCTGGAGGCGTGGGAGCTTACGCTGCTGTTGTCGGACGTGAACCTGGTCACGCTTGAAACCTTCTTCCGCGCGATGGAAGGCCGGATGTGGACGTTTTCCTTTATCGACCCCGAGAGCGAAAGCGTGTATCCCAATTGCCGCTTCGGATCCGACGTGCTGCAGATCCAGCACGCCGGCGTGAATGACAACCGGGTCGTTTTGCAGATCGTCGCGTTTCAGGTGAACGTTTAAGCGACGCCGTACAGTGTGTCGATAGTGATCCGGTGCCTCATCGAATCCGGGTCGTAGGAAAGAACCGCCCGAACGGATACATCTCTCGCTTCGCACCGAGCGGAGATCGCGCCGATGCCGCGAAGGATCAGCGGATGTTTCGCATAACAGAGAACACTCCGTCCTTTGCAATCATCCGTGATGCTTTCGGCGAGCGCTAACTGAGCTGTGACCATGTATGCCCGCTGCAGCGCCGGATTGTCGAGAACCTCTTCGATGTCCGGGACGGCAACCGTGCTCTCCATATGGCGCGTCAGTCGGACGCGTCGTCCACCCGGAAATATTACGGTGTCGAAAGCGGTCCCCACGTGCGGGCTCTTGTGTATGAGTATCCCCAGAGGAAACTTGAGCTCCGCCTGAATCCCCGCCGCCGCCTCGGCAGCCAGGATGCGGAGTTTCGCTTCGATCTTGGCGAGCGCATCGATGGGCTGAGGCCCCGGAGAAGGAACCTGCTTCCCCGGCTCGACAGCATACGCCTTAGCTTCGGGGATGTTGTGAATGATCGATCCCCCGGCGGCTCCAACCCCGAACGCTCGTAAGAACCCTCGTCGATCCATGACTTAAGTGTAGCTGCCGGGCTTGCCTCGTCCCGGCGCGCCGAGGCCCTCTGGGTTCGCATTCGCCAACAGCTACGTCGGCTATAGCCAGACCAAACGGCGCCGCCCGGTCCGCACTGATTCCTCGGTCCCCTTCCAAACAGCTTCATGATCCCTCTTTCCGGCACAGTAAACGCGAATAAAGATAGCGCTTCGGCGTACCAGCCACTTCTGTTGGCCACGGTTGCGTTTGCCGATGGCTCCATTCTCAACCTCTCGACTCACCCGATCAATGAACCGGAAGGCGGCTTCCCCTGGCCCGGCGCGGCGAACCTTCCGGGGGGCGAATACCTCGCGCGCATATCCACGCAGGACATGGGACAGTTGCAGTCGCGCTCGCAGGAAGGCGTCGACCGCATCCCATCCATCGCGCTGCATTTAGCCGACCCCGACAAGTTTCTGTGGACCAACTTCGAGCAACAGATCGGCTTCAAGGGCGCGACCGTCTCCCTGAATCTTGTGATGTGGCAGGCCGACACCGCCAACTTCAGCTCCGATGCTCCGCTCCAATTCCAGGGCGTCTGCGACGGGCCGAACTACGAAGGCGGTCTCGATACGATGACCGTCACCGCGAATTCGAGCCACAACACCTCGCGCGTGTATTTCCCGATCGTGCCGCTCGGCCCGACGTGTCCATGGGCTTTTCCGCCGGGCGGCCCAACAGCGAACCCCGGCGCGCTCAGGCTCGACGGGGCGACCAATCGCAGCTCGGTTTACTGGGAGTGCGGCTACGATCCCGACCAGGCCGGAACAGATCCCGACACGCTGGCCGATGCGCGCTGCGGCAACCTGACCACGCCAAACGCCACTGACGCGGCTGGAAACATTGTCGCGGACGCGAACGGCGTTTTCATCACTTGCGATTACACCAAGCCCGGCTGCGTGGCGCGCGGCATGTACACGCAAGACAGCGCCGCGCGCCCGACCGGGCGCTTCGGCGGCGTCCAGTGGTCGGCCGATCCCGGCGAGAGTCAGCACAACAGCTATCTGGACGGCCACGATGTCACCGTCTTTAACTCCCAAAACACGTCGATCATCGGCAATGGAATCAACCAGCTCTATGGAACCGAATGGGTCAACGGGCAGGTCGTCAATATTCAGGCGGACGGCAACCTCACTCAATTCGAGGTGATCGTTTGCCTGGGCGACGTCGGCATCCCAACTTACGTCGGTGGGACGTTCGTTAGCGGCATCGAGAAGGTGCTCGTTAACGGAATTCTGATCAACTACACCAACAATTTCGGGACGATGATCGACGGGGTTAAGAAGACCGGCGAAGGTTTCGACCCACTGACGGTTTCGATCAACTTCGATTCCGACATGAGCTGGTCGCACGTGACCACCGGACTGCGGACGGGCGCGCAGGACACCGCGCTCTACTACGGAGGCCCCGGCGATCCCTACGGCTCCATCTGCACCATCGTTTGCCAGGTCTACCAGCAGCTCGGCGGCGATGGCAGCCAGTTTCCAACCGTCCAAGTCCTCGCCTCCGGCACACGCGTCGCGGTCTTCAGCGATCCGACGCAAACCGGCTCGACGGTCCCGATGGTCCAGTCCAACAATCCGGCCTGGGTGCTGATGGACATCCTCACCTGGGCCAACTGGCAATACAGCGATTTCGATCTTCCGAGTTTCATGGCGGCGGCGGCCTTCTGCGACACCTGGATCACATATACGGACCTTACCGGCAACCCTGCCGCGGTGCACGCCCGCTTCATTTGCGAGGTGGCCATCGACCAGCGGCGCACGGCGGCCGAGCTCATTCAATCGATCCTGTGGGGCTTCCGCGCGCAGCTCATCAACAATTACAACGGCAACGGGCTGCTCTATCTGATGATCCGCGAGTCGACCGCCGACCAGCAGCCTCTAGCCATCGCGGGATCGAACTACAACACGGCGATTACGTCGGTGACCGCCAACGGCACGATTGCGCTGGGCTACCTCGCGTATCTGTTCGACGAGAACTCCATCATACGAACGCAGGAAAACGGCAAGCCGGCGATCAGCATGAAGATGCTGCCTAACTCGTCGACGCCCAACCGGATCATATTTCCGTTTCAGGATTCGGCCAACGCCTATGTGTCGGACTCGCTCAACATCGTCGATACCGACGCGGTCCAGCGCGCAGGCGGCTACCTGGGCGGCGGCGGAAACGAGGTGCCGCAAAACGTCACCGTCATGGGCGTTTCGAACTTCGACCAGGGGATACGGATGGCCAACACCATCCTGGCCGAAAGCCTGCGCGGCAACGAAGCGCAGGACACGCGCGGCACGCGAACGTTCACCGTCACATCGACCGTCCGGGTAGCGCACTTGCGCGTCGGCATGATCTGCATATTCGCTTACCAGCAGTTGCAGCTAACGCCCATCGTGGGCGTGACCGACGGCTCGGGCAATCCGGTCACGGGCATCCTCGTGCGCATCACGAGCCTCCAGCCGACCACCAACTACACGCGCACCCAGATCACCTTCGCCTGGCATGACGACGATTGGTATGAGGACACCTTCGGGCAGAATCCGGCGCCGTTCTATGCCGCCGCGGGCATCGCCGGCGCGGGGATCCCTCTGCCGTGGCGTCCGGACTCGGAAGTCCCGCACTCGAACCTGTTTTCGGCCACCGACCTGAATTTTTCCGTATCGCAGATCTACCAAACCCTGAAAGACGGCTCCGCTCTCGCGCAGCTCATCATTTCAGGCCGGCCGCCGGCAAACACGTTCTCGAAGCTCAACCCGGGCCCGCAGCGCCCGCTTGTGCCAAGGCAGGGCTTAACGGCGGCCACCGGCGGTTCCATCCTTGGACCAACCGCAGGCAGCCAGGCCTATGTCATCGCCATCTGCGCCGTCGATTCCACGGGCGCGCTCACGCCCATGTCGCACTTAATCCAATGCGCGATTCCGGCGGGCACGGACACGAACACGCTCGATACCGGAACCCTCTTTTGGACCGCCGAGACATCCGGCTACCAGGTCTTTGCCGGGACGGACATCAACCATCTGAGCTGGCAGGCTACAGGGACCGGGACGCCCGACTCGATTACGCTTACCGCGCTGCTCGACGCCTCCTACGGGCCGCCCGATCCTTCGTTCGATCATTTCCGCGTGCGGGCCAAGCGGGTCTTTCACGACGGCGTTTTCGGGCTTGCAATCAACGGCGTTACGGCCACCACCGTCACGTTCGGCGACGAGACGTTCGGCGTCAATCAATGGGCGGGCTATACGCTCTCGATCATCGGCAAGCCCTCGTCGCAGGCCAACGTCAAAATCATCGACCTGTTAATCGCATCGAACACGGCGACGGTTTTGACGCTCGATTCAAGCGCGCCGGATCCCACTTCGCTGGGCGTCGCGATCGGCGACGTGGCCATTATGCGCGCCTTGGCCGACACCTTCAGCGCGCTCAGCATCGGCTGCTCGAACTTCATTAATTCGGTGAACTATTACGATCCGCCGATCGCGATCGCGAGCGTCAGCATCTCCGGAACGACGGCCACCATCGTTACTGTGACCGCGAACGGCTACGAGACCGGCCAGGACGTAATTTTAGCGGGCGCCGGGCCGCTCAACGGCGAGTACGCAAGCATCACCGTGATCGCCGACGACACCTTTACCGTGACCATCACGGGGCCGGTGGGCGACTATCCCGGCGGCGGCACGGTGCAGGCCTCGACCAACGGCTTAGTGGTCAATGGCGAAGTCGGCAACATGCTGCGGATTATCGCCGGCACGGGAGGCGGGCAGCGGCCGCGGCTGATTGCATCGAACACCAGCACGGTTTGTGTGCCCGCCAGTCCCTTCAATCCGGTGCCGGACGCCACGAGCATCTTCATCATCGAGGAAGCGAGCTGGCAGTACGACGTAGACACCGCCAAGGGCTTGATCGTCTCGAACCCGAATCCGGCTACGGCGCCGCAGATCGGCATTTTGAACGTCGACAATCTGCAGGGCGAAACGATCCTGGTCGAAGTGCTGACCGCCGACGCGGTGGACACGCTTTCGCTCGAGAATTACGCGCCCTTCCGTGAGATTTTCCTCTTTGGAGCTCCGGGCAGTCTGCAAAAGCAGTTCGATAAAGCGATTTGGAATTTGGGCATGACCGGCGACATCACCGTCGCCACCGATATCGCGCCGCACTACCGCGTCAAGAACGCCGGTTCGCCCTTGAGCACGGTCTTTGAGGCGAAGATTCCGCCGCAAGGCGGGAGCCTCATCCTCGACATCATCTGGACCAACGCCGCAGGCACTTCGACCGCCAGCATTTTCGCGTCGCCCAATAGCGGCGGAAGCAACCAGAGCACCGCGGACGCGGTCGGCGCGGGAAGCACAACGCTTCAGTCGGCGACGGCCAATTTCAACGCGTCGGTGGTCGGCGCGGCGATTCAGCTTTCCGGCGGCACCGCGGCGCTGGTTTCGAGTTGGTATTACGTCGTCGGATTTACGAACGCGACGACCATCACAGTGGATCGAATCGTACCGCTCGGCATCGGCGCGAGCATGACCGTAGGCGGCTACGCGATCGCGATTCCCTCGGGCGATGCGAGCCTGCTTTCCGACGACATATTCACGAGCGTCCAATTCGCGCAAAACGATTTGCTGACCGTGAATTGCCTGGAGACGGGGCCTGTGCAGGCGGGCCGAATGGTCACATTGGAGCTTAAGTGGACGATCGGTTAGATCGCTAGGACTTATCGATGCTTTTCGACCCTCAGTTCGCCTACGACACGATGCTGCCTCTGGCAGAGGCAGCCTACGACCTAACGTTGATTCCCGCGCCGTGGAAGCTCGTCGCCGCGATCCAGCCGGGCGACTTCGGCTTCATTGCGGTGGCTGGAAACATCATCGTAATCGCCTTCCACGGCACCGAGACCAAGGGCGAATGGCTGGAAGATTTCGAGGGCGTCGCCGTCCCAAACCGTTTCGGAAAAGGCATGGTGCATCAAGGCTTCCAGGATCAGTACGCGGCGGTGCGTCCTTCCATCCTGTTTGCGCTCGCGCAGGTCTCGCTCTCGGAAGCATCGTTGCTCCGGGCGCCCGATCAGATCTGGATTACCGGACATTCGCTCGGCGCATCCCTCGCCACGCTGTGCGCATCCGACACGGCGATCGCCGGCGGCCGGGCGAATCTCACTTACACCTTTGCGGGACCGCGCGTCGGCTGGCACGATTACTCGGGCTGGTTCAAGCAGTGGTGGGGGCCGATCTTCCGCATCGTGAACGAGTGGGACGTGGTCTGGCACACCCCCACCGCGCTAATGGGCTACGAGCACGTCGGGTCGGAAGTATTGATCGATGGCGGCCGCCCGAAAATGGACGGCGAGTTTTTGCGGCACGCTCACAATCTGCAACTGAGCTACCGGCCCGGACTCGCGAAGCTATTGCCGCTCCCGAAAGTCATCGTCTGATGCCGATCGCCGACGCCGGGGGCATCAACGTATGGACGGAATTCGACGGCTCGACGCGGAATAACTACATCGAAGGACTGACTACCTCGTTGCTGCTCGCCGGTTGGTCGCTGTCTGAAAAAGTGTTTTCCTCGATCACCGGAACGTTCGGCTCGAATCCATCTCCGGGCCAGACGATCACCGCCGGATATCAGACTTACACTTTCGTCGCCGCGCTCGGAAGCCCTGCCAACGAGGTCCTAATTGGGGGCAGCTTAGGGGCTAGTCTGGCCAACCTGGCCGCGGCGGTCAATCTTGCGGCCGGATCCGGTTTGGCGTACTCTTCAGCCACTCCGATCAACCCTATCATTCAGGCCTCGACCACGGGAAGCGATGTGACGTTCAGCTTCCGCTATGCCGGTCCCATGGGCAATTCGACGCCAACGACGTTCGGCTTGACGGTAGGCGGCGGCTTCAAACTCACGGGCCAGAGTCCGCAGGCGCAGGCCGGATCGCTCGCGCAGATGTCGTCTAAATTGCACATTTACGACCGGGGCGCGGCCGCGTTCGGAAATCTCTACGCCAACGCCCAGTTTTTGAGCACGGACGAAACGCTATCGAGCGGCGAACAATACATCAAGGTAGCCCGCGCCCTCACCTACCGTTGCGTCGCCAATCAAGCGCAGTTCTTCTGCTACATTCCCGGCACGGCGGCCGACAAAGCAGGATCGGTGTTGTGCGGAGGCGTGCCGTGGATCGCGCCGGCGTCGGCCTGCGCCGGAGATGTGCCGCAGATTCCGGCAACGCTCTCGTTCTGGACCTCGGGCGATTACGGCGGCTTCGGTGGAGGGGGAGTCGAGCAGACGACGCCGCGCACGGTTACGGTTGGGATTTCGGCCGCCCACTTTTCCGATGTCGATCAGCTCGCGCAGGTCATGACCAACAAGGGCGACGCCAACGGCTGGGGAAGCTCGGACGCCGCGTATAACGGCGACGTGACCTCGGGCGATTTTCACTTGACGACCATGAGCCCGGCCTACAATTACGGCGTCGACCTTGCGGGCAACCTGGTCGATTCCCTGCGCTGGCACGGAGGCAATGGCGTTATTGGACGCCGGATGCTTTTAGAGCCGCTGGTCGCCTGGTCTCCGTCTTCCGGAGGCGCGCCGCTGGTGCGGGGCCAGCTTTGGAACGCCTGGATCGGAACCGACCAGGTCCCCATGGATACGGTCCAGCAATTCGGCGACGGAAATTTCTATGTCGCCTTCACCAACGCCTGCAAGTTCGGGACGTTGTGGCTGCAAGTTCCGGGCCCCAATCCGTTCGTGCTCGAATCGGTCAGCTACGCGCACTGAAAAAGTTCCATTCCCGATTTATTCCGATAATATATTCAACCGGAACGCCGGAAAGGACTTGTCGATCATGAAAGCGCTGACTGTTGAACTAAACCAGGCGATGGGACGAATACTGAGCTGCACGCTGTTTCGCGCGGGCGGCAAGAAATTGCTGGCCAGGGGCCATGTAATCAGTGAAGAGGACGCCCGGATGCTAGGCGCCGAAGGGATGAGCGAGGTCTCGGTCGCGGATCTCGAAGAACACGAAGTAGGCGAAGACGACGCCGTCATGCGGGTCGCCAGGGAACTAGGCTGCGGATCGCTAGAAATCCGTCTCGCCGCCGGAGGGCGGGCCAACCTCTACGCCACCGAGGGGTGCTGCGTCTTGGTGGACGACGAGCTGTTAAACCAAATCAATTACGTGGCGTGCATCGCCATAGCCACCGTTCTGAACTTTTCTTATGCGCGCGCGGGACAACGGGTGGCCTCGATCAAGAGCGTGCCGTTCGCGGTTGCCAAGCCGGAACTCGCCGCGATGCTCACAATCGTCCGGGAGCGAGGTCCCGTCCTGCAGGCCCGGCCCATCCGCGATCCGCGCGTGGCTATTCTCTATACCGCCCCGGAGAACGGCGAACAGGCCCGGCAATGGTTTGAAACTATCATGAGACAGCGCTTGGATCGGTTCGGAACCTACCCATGCTTCGTTCTTTCGTCGGCCGAAGCGGAAAGCGACGTGGCCCGCTCGCTCCAGCATTTGCTGCGCGCGAAGCCAACCGCCGTCCTGATCGCTTCCACCACCGCGCCCGCCGGACCCGACGATGTGATTGGCCGCGCCATGGTTCGAGCCGGGTGCCACATCGAGCGGTTTCTCGCCCCGGTGGAGCCGGGCAATCTCTTCTTACTGGGCTACAAAGACGATGTTCCGATTGTGTCCGCTCCGGGCTGCTTCCGATCCGCGCGGCTCAATGTCCTCGATTTAATGCTTCCTCCCATGCTTTCGCGCTATCGAATTTCGGGGCCTGAAGTAGGGCGGCTTGGACACGGCGGATTGCTCGGCTGAAGAGTCTCTGCCTGCGAACGACCGTCCTGAAGAGCGCCGGAAGAAAAGAGAATTCCATTGGCCGATCTAACCGGATATATCGGGCCCAACGTGCAGAGCTTCGACTTCGTGGCGGGCGTGATTTCGTTATTGCCGCCCGACGTCAACACTTCAATCGGCGCGCTGCGCGACGAGCTCGTCGGAAGCGGCTGGACCAACCCCACGTTGCCCGATGGAGATCAGGACGGAACGCTCGCCACCGGATCGCTCACCGCTCTCAGCTTTCCCGCGCACGCCGAAGGGAGCGATGGATCGGGAGTGCCCGATATCGGCGGCGGCCAGTTCGCGGGGACCTTCGACGGGATCACGTTTAAGTTCTACGATCCGCTCGCGGTGCCCCCCGATCCCGATCCCATCGAGGGCGGCGTGATTTGGGTTCCGCTATCGACCACCGCGCTCGGCACGCTCGGCACCTTCCTGGGTCTCGTCTCGGACGCCACGCGGTGGGCCTTCGGCTTCGTTTCCGGCAACGCCATCGAAGCCACGCTATCGGTAACGGCGCACGATACCGGGCCACAGGGAAATATTGACGCATACACCGGAAGCTGGGCGCCAGGCGGCGATTATCTGGGCGGCCAGGGCCCGACCGGCGGCGGCTGGAACGTTTACTCAGAGCCCGCTCCGGTCACCGGCGACACGATGAAGCTGACGATCTTCCAGGGAGAATTCGGGTCGCCTTCTCCGGCCTTGAAATTTGAACTGCCTTCGGGATCGGGAAACACCACAACCTACGCGCTCGCGCAGTTAGAGTACAACTATGGATTCAATCCCTACCAGGTCGCCATCCGATGTCTGCCTGGCACGGGAGGATCGAGCGTCGTCGGGACGCAGAAAGTCCTCGCCGCCGCGCTCAACGTTCCTGCCGTGCTCGGTCCCGTGAGTATCAACATTTCGGGCGTCGTGAACACCGCCGGAAGCGTGCCTGTAGTCATCGAGACCACGCTTCCGCACGGACGCACCATGCAGGACCGCATAAAGCTGGCCGGGATCGCGGGCGCCGCGCACGCCAACGGCGCCTGGTGGGTAGCCAAGATTCCTACGCCCACGTCGTTGTGGATCAGCAACGCGCCGCTGGTCTTCGTGTTTGGCGATGGCAACGCCTATACGGGCGGAGGCTCGGTCTACGAGATCGGCACCTCGGCCGTGTTCGCTATCGCCAACGTGGTAAACGATCCCTCGGGGCCCGTGGTCATCACGACGGTGCTTCCAAATGGTTACCAGCCGGGCGATTTCGTCTCGCCGTCCGGAGCTGGTGGAATCGCGAATCTGAGAGGCGTCTATTCGGTGGCCGCAGTGCTCTCGCCCACCGAGTTTGAAATCGCTAAGTTCGACGCGGGAATCCTCGACGGCGACGGCAATGCGTACACCGGCGGCGGGACGCTTACCAGCGGCATCTTTCAGGCCATGTTCGCCGCGCAGATCGACACGCTGTTTTACGACGACGGCAATACGAGCGGATCGGTTGTCGCCGCGCAAGGCGTCTTCGGCTCGTTCACGCTCCAGCAGCGTTTGTACCTGGACGGCAGCATGGAGTTATCGAGCCTTGCCACCTACTCGATGGCGATCCACGTCCCTTGGTCGGGCGAGGCGGGCGACGGAGAAACGAGCGCTCTGAAGCCGATTCTCGTCGCGCCCTACGTGGCCTTGCGGATCGCGGCGGGGCAGGAAACGCGGTTGGCCGGAACGCTCTGGGATTCCTACGTTGAATTGCAGAACTACGATTACGGACAGCGCGCGACGCACGAAGGGATTTCCTATATGGCGTGGGTAACGCACGAGCCGACGCTCGCGACGTTGAACGCGACGCTGTTTATGAAATCGGAAACCACCAGCAGTTAATCAGCAAACAATCAGAAGGAGTTTTCACCATGGCAGGATTCAAGGGTCAAGGCGCGTGCAAATCCACGCTCGCCGCTCTTCTCAACACAGCCGCTACCGCATACTGGGCGCTCTTTACGGCGGCTCCAACGGAGGCGGGCGGCGGGACCGAAGTCACGGCGGCGGATTACGCGCGTCTGGCGGTCGTGCTCAACACCACGAACTTCCCGGCGGCGGTAAGCCCGAGCGTCGGATCGACCGGTGCGGCGAGCATGGCCAACGCCGTGTTGCAAACCATCAGCTCGGGGACGACCAACAACTGGGGAACCGTAGTGGGCGTGGCGCTGGTAACGATCCTCACGGGCGCGCTCGGGGTAAGCAACATCATCTACTACGCGCCGTTGTCGGCGAGCCGGAATATCTTGACCGGCGATCCGGTCGAGATCCCCATCGGCGGATTCATCGCGACGGAAGCGTAATCCATGTCCACGATTTGGGAAGTCCGGCCCACGGTCGGCAGCGACACCAACGGCGGCGGGTTTACGTCCGGCGGCGCGGGAACCGATTACTCCCAGCAGAACGCCAAAAACTCCAGCGGCAATAACCAGAGCACCACGGACGGCGTCGCCAACGGCACAACCACGTTTACAAGCGCCACGGCCAGCTTCACGGCGGCCATCGTGGGCAATCTGCTTTATCTTGCCGGCACGGGCGTTACAACGGGCTGGTATCCGGTCGCGAGCTTCACCAATGCGACTACCGTCGTGCTCTCTAGCTCGCCCGGTACCGGGACGGGGATCACGATGCACGTCGGCGGGGCGTTTGCAACATTCACGCCCGTGGTTGCGGCCTATGGAACCGGCGACACCGCGTACATCAAGGCAACCGGGACACTGACGATTACGGCGAACATCGGCCCCCTTCACTACTCGATCTCCATCGTGGGCTACTTCAGTGTTCGGGGGGACGGTGGCCAAGCGACGATAACCACCGCGACCAGCTCGATTTCGCTGATCCGTTTCAACAATGGCCCGTGCGCTTACTCGTTTTTCAATCTCATACTCAGCAACACGGCATCCGTGCGCGCGCCTGCTCTTTCAGCCGACAATTCGGTCTACGCCGTCAATATTGCCTTCGTGAATTGCGTGATCGACGGGTGCAGCACGCTCACCGATATCGGGAATAACGACATCAACGCCGATCCTTTGCTGCTCGATTCGTGCGAAATCAAAAACTGCACCGGATCGGGATTCAGTTGGGCGTACAACACCGCCTTCAACGCGCAGGTGCTGGCCTGCTACTTCCACAACAATACGGGCGACGGCTGGCACTCGACCTCGCAAAACGGCGCGCACGTGTTTGAGCGCTGCGTCTTTGCGTCGAACGGCGGTCGCGGCTTCAACGTCGGCGGCTCGGGCGGCACGAATCAGATGGTCCTCATGAACTGCGCGGCCTGGGACAACACGGGCGATGGATTCAAGTTTTTAGACGTCACGGGCGAAATCATCTGGAACACCATCGCGTACGGCAACGGCGGCTACGGCATCGACCAGGGCAACAATGCGCAGCCGCCCTTTACCGACGTCCGCAACTGCGCGTTCGGATCCAACGCCTCGGGCGCGCACACCGGCCTTGCCACCACGGGCGACGTGACGCTAACCGCCGATCCGTTTGTGAGCGCAGGCACCGGAAACTTCCGGCTCAACAATACCTCGGGGGCGGGCGCGGCCTGCATGGAAACCGGCTATCCCTCCACCATTCCCGGATAAGACAAAATCATGTCGTTACTCTCCGCTGAAGCGGACGGAAGCGCGGGCGCGCAGGCCACGCTCACCGGGCAACCGGACTATCTCGATATCGGGCCGATCCAAACGGGGACCGGCCCATCGATTGGGCCGCTCCAAACCTTATCGACGGCCCCGATCATTGGCTCTGAATCCGATGGCTCGGCAAATCCCCAAGCCACTTTAGGCGTTGGCGGATTGCTCACAGCCGAAGCGGACGGAGCAGGCGACGCCGCGATCCTCGGGCCCACCGGCGGCTATCTCGATATCGGACCGATTCAAACCGGAAGCGGCCTGGACATCGGCCCGATCCAGACGCTGGCGCATGCGACGCCTCTGCTCCAAGGCGAAGCGGACGGCATAGGTAACGCGCAATCGGAGATCGTCGGCCCTCCCATCGACACCGGGGGTGAGGCGGACGGCGTAGGCGACGCGCAGTCCTCGCTCCGCGTAGGCGCGACCACTCGAGGCGAAGCGGATGGAATCGGTAACGCGCAATGCGACTTGATCGGGCCGCCCGAAGAAACCGATGGCGAGTCCGATGGCGCAGGCAACGCGCAATGCTTCCTGGGAGGCGGAACGGTAAGTATTACGTGTCTTACTACGGGCGTCGTCAGCGGCTCGCCGGCGACGCCCTCTAGCACGGTGCTCTACGACGCACCGAGCGCTTGGTAGTGACGCGGGTGAGGCTTTAGGCGGCGGGCGCGGTGCTTCCGGTGGCTCCGGCTGGCGCGGGCGCGGTTCCTGCCGGGGGAGGCGTTGCTCCGGCAATGGCCGTGCTCAACGAGGTGGCGGCTGTGGCGAGTGAGGCGCCGGCCGCGGATAGCGCCGTTCCCTGCGTTTGCAAATCGGCGATGATCGGCGCGGCTTCGGCAGGCGTGATTCCGTTTTGCAATGCCGATACGGCCCCGGCGATTGCGGTGGTCAATCCAGTGGTGGCCGTTGTAATGGCTGCAACGGCGTTGTCCAGGCTCGACTGCGCGGCCTGGAAGCTAGCAAGTAACGATGCGGTAGTGCTCATGAGCGCCACTCCTTGCGCCGCCAGGACCGAGAGCAGCGCGTGCGTGCCGGTCAGTTGAGCGGAAACCGTCTTCAGCACGCCTGTCAATTGCTGAAGCTCGCGTCGATTCTCCGCCGTTACAAGTTCCAGTTCCATTGCCGCTGTTGTTCTCTCGCCTATTTGCGAACGCAGGTTCAGTTTCTCATAAAATAATAGCGGCTGAGATGTTTGAGGGAGTTTTTTGTTCTGGTGGCGCTTTTCAGGGATGCCGTGGAAGGGTAGCCGTTCCGCTGTTGCGACGTGCTATTTCCACGGCGGCCCGCTCGCGAAGTCGCACGCGATACGCCTCGAACAGCTTGCGACCAGCCGCCCCGGATGTCTCGCCGCCGAGACGCGGTGCGATGTTCTTCTGGATCTCTCCGAGATGCCAAGGAAACGCCGCGAGCAATCCGAGCGCTTCCATTTCCAGTTCTTCGCAGACGGACTCCGCTAGGATGCCCAATGCCGCCCCTACCGGGGGAGAATCCGCGTCGAGCGCAGCGCCCAGCGCAATTAGACTACTGAATATCTCGGTGCGAGTCACACCTTCGCTCCCTTCTTCGCCTCTTCCGCCCGATTCTTGGCCCACCTCTTCTTAGCCGCAGCCTTCGCCCGTTTTGACCGTTCTTCCTTCGTCAACATGGCGAATCCCTTGGGCACCTTCTTCTGGCCGCCCTTCCGTCCCATCTCCTGCATCACAGTAGAAATCATTTTGTCGGTGACTCTACTCTTACCAGCCTTCCCTGTCTTAGCCATGGGGCAATCGTACCATAACCCCTAGCCGCAGGTTTCTTACCTTAGCGGGCGCTTTTTCGCTTGCGTAACTAAGCGCTTACGGCATACTTACTTCAGATAGTAAGGCAACACAAAAAGGAAACCAGCCATCATGAAATCCCTACTCTGGACCATCTACGAAGCGCTCACCGGCAGCCAGCACCGCTTCCGCGTCATCGAACGCCGCTTGAGGGACGCCGAATACAACTACTCGGCAGTGCGCTTCAACCGCTTCCGCGCCGAATTAGGACGGAACGCGTAATGATGAACACGCACAACTGCCATCATCTCGCCCGCGCGCTAGCGAACAACCAGGCGCTCTTCCCGGACCGAAACGCTCCGGCCAAGCCTATCGTCGCCAAGTTCGCGCAAGAGCTTCCCTGCGCGGTAGAGCCATACAGCTCGATTGTCACAGTCGAATGCGACCGCTGCGGCGGCACCGGCTCGAACGGAGGGCCACGCGAGGAGTACGATCCCTGCGACGCCTGCGGCGGCACGCGCACCATGCAGGCGCTGCGCAACTGGCTGGGCGAGGCCTTTCAGATCGAGAACGGCCAGCTCGACATGAATCCGCAACGCGAGCACCTGCGGGCGCTGCGGCACTACGCGACGCAACTGCTCAACGCCTTGAATACGCCGCTGTCCTTTGAAATAAACCAGGACGCCGCATGAGAAGCACAGCCGCCGCCGCAATCAAACCCGCGCCGCTTCCCGAACACGTCTGCG